TCTTCAAACGTCCAGCTTACATCCGAGTTTCTAACCAACCTCTTGGGGTGCATGTCCTGGTGGACAATGATTAGAGTATCAACGGCCTGAGTGTATTTAAGATCAGGCACCATTGCCGAAGTAATATCGGTAGCCGAGACGCTGACTTGGAATACATCGTTCTTGTAAACCTTAATAAACCCGCCCTGAACGGCAAGCAGATAAGTATCTGTCCTGCTAAACTGAAACGGGATTAATTTGAATTCTTCAGCCGTTGGGTTGTCGTATATCTTGTCGATAGTACGCAGCCCAGGACGACGAGTGGCGCCACCTTGCGGATGGATGATTACATTTTTTGCGGATTCTAAACCATTGGAGTATTGCTCAAGGTCGGTTCTGGCCCGAAGCAAAGGATCCATCTCGCCAACGCTGAAGTTTGTTTGGAATTGCGTATAACGAGCCATGCTACCCTCTTACATATATTAGGGAGTAATCCTCGATAACTTGCGGCGAATTGCCCCTAGAATCCACATTCATCGCTTCTCGGAATAAACCACCACGACCATTCTCGCCTGGTGTCCCGAATGAAAGTGAATTGAAATAGTCAGTCTTACTGATTTGATCCGTCACAACCAAGCCCAATTCCGCAGCCAACACTGTACGCAGCAGCCGCACAAAGTACGCGGGCATTCTTTCCTCGGCTACAGACGTTTGATAATCAATGTAAACCGTTTCAAGATTGGTGTACAACTGATCCCCAAAGATCTGCCAGCCATAACGGACTGGTAATTGATTGGTTGATGAATCAGCAAAGATTGCTCGAATACCAGACAACATATCGCCTGGCAATTGATAGGAATATCTAAACTCGTTGTCCGGAACGGTCGCCAAACGAGCTAATTTAATCTTCTGGTATGACCAGCTCCAGGGATACCTGGCAAGTAAAGAGTCCCGAAGGTCGGGATATAGGCGCTCACATGCCTGGGCAATGTCCGTCCCGTCTGCAAATGAACTTATCGGTGCAGCTCCAAGCAGGATTAATGCGTCAGAGCATATCGAAATATCAGTATCACCTGATGCCATACAACGCCTCTCGCTAAATATGGGGCGACCGAAGCCGCCCCGTTTTACTTAGATCGCAGCTGTCGTAATAACACCGGCAGTGTTAGTAGCAACTAAGAGCTGACCGCCATCACTAGCTTTATTGAGAATGAAATCACCAGTCGTGATCAAACCCTCAATTGCATTGAAGTAGCCAGACGCGGCAACAGCCGCTTTGTTGTCTGAACTGGTCAGGTAGCTGTAAACACTAGGAGCGTTACCACTCTTTGAAGCCCCGATTGTTGCCCATCCAGGCAGGTCTGTAGCAATTGAAAATGCCATTAGTCATTTCTCCTTTAGGATTCGGTGCAGTTAACCTGAATGATACCTTCAGAGTCGATCGCTACTGCGGCAGCACTAAACATAGAGCTAACCAAGAACGAGGTTTTCTCTGGAATGTAGCTGACTTCAGTTCTCTGAGCCATTGATTCAGCATAACCCATTGAGTCTTTGTGCCATGCGAAACAAGTTCGGATGGGAGGAGCTGCCTTTGGAATGCCGCCTTCGTCACGATTACCCATAGTGATGAAGTTAAAGCCCATGAATGAAGATACTTCACCTCGGACTAAAGCCTTCACTGTGTTGAAATCGCTAGAGGTTACTTCCTGGTCGCCCAACAATGAATCTAACTGGCTTGCGTGCATGAGCAAATATCGACCTTCAGCAGGTACGTTATTCGTATTCATTGCGTTTGCAGTCGCTCGAAGCTTCTCGATGTTCATGTTAGAGGCTGCGCCACCAACACTCGTTGCGATAGTAGAGCTTGCATTACCAACCATTGCGTCAATACAAAGCTGGTCAAGACGACGAGCAATTGACTTGGATACAACTTCAACCAACTCTCGACGCTCATCAAAATTGATGTGTGATTGTTGGAAAATGTCGCTGTATTCCGCAGCAATGTAATCAGTCATGCTGGCTGATACTTGGTTGTACTGCACGTTTAAAGGGGTTACATCAGTTTGCGGTACGCGAACCGTTGCTACACCTTTGCCGATTTTAGGAAACTTAACCGTGTTACCCTGTACGTTTGTGCGAGTCCGCATCGTTCCACGAAGAACCGACTCTGCTTGATACGCTTGCTTTACTTCTGACTCGAAGAGAGTAACAAACGCTGTAGTTACATCCTGTGCCATGACAGAACCTCCAATAAAGTGAATTTATCAAACGCTACCGTTAGCCGAAATCGGGCGGTTACTTGTGGAGCCTGTCTCCACCACCAACGGAATCACCGTATAGAAGGGCCGCGAACGCGGTTAGCCATCAAAAACGAATATAACTATATTTTGTAAGAAAACGCAACCGTTAGATTTAATCTACTTTTGCGAAGCCATCCACTGCTTTTCAATCTTACCGCGCCAGGCTGCATCAGTATGCCATCTAGGATCCGCAATGGCAGATTCCAGATCAGTCCTGGTCATGTCCGGCGTGCTGGGCGCCGACTGAATTGGGATGTTCTCATTCGTAATAGCCTGGTGATACTTCAAGAACGCATTGATTGAATCTGCGCTGTTGAGGCTATTCGACATAGCTTCTCGCTCATTGTTAGATAACGGGGCTTTGAGTAACAATCTTTCAGCCATTTGGATCTTTTCTTGAGCGCGCTCACCAAGCTTGTTCATCTCTTCTTGGTGATTGACCGTCATCTCTTCTTGGCCTTCTTGAGCTGTACTCAACACTGCCTGGGCTAATTCTTCAAACGCTTGTTGGCTGATGCCATTGTCTTTGGCCCAGTCTTTGTATATGCCCATCACATCATCTTCGGCATATAAACCGGCATTCTCTAACGAGGACAGATCGTATTCTTCAGGCGCTTTGTGTTTACCCTGCTTAAACTGTTTCTCCAGCTCGGCATAAGACTTGGCTAGTTTTTCAACATCAGGACCATCATCGTCCCAGAATTTCTCGGGATAGTAGTCTGGCCGCTCCAGGGCTGGCTCATCTGAATCTGCTTCTTGGCCTACCGGCGCATCCGAATCATCATGCAATGGGATCGGCGCCTCTTGGCTTGCTTCTGCATCTTCCGAGACAGATAAATTTAACAAAGATTCTTGTGCTTCTGTGTTGCCTTCTTGTGCTGCGTTATCCATTTTCGCTCCTTACTATTCGCTTCTCGATCATCCTTACAATCTCCGCCATGCCAGTTCTGACATAACCAAAACTAGAATCTTCTCCTGGATTCCAGCTCGGCTGCTCAATTGTAATCCCTCGAAGATGGCTCAATACCTTCTGGCCTTCTTCACTTTTAAAGACACGCCCGTACAGAATATCCATGTCATCTGCCTTTGGTGCCTCATAAAAAGCCTCGTTTAACCCTTCCCATCCATCGCTCATTGAATCGCTTCCTCTATTGCGCCCCCATCATCTACCTGCTGCGGCTGCGCCGCTGCCTGTTGCATCATCATCATCTGTTGCATCATCATCATTTGCTCCTCTTCAGTAGTCAAAAGATTCTGATCAATACCAAGTCGTTCTGCAATAAACTGCAATACTCGCGGTACAGAGATTACAGCCTGGCCTTCTGGCCCCATCTGATTGGCAATCTGCATATACTGCACAACATCATTGACCTCTTGCAATTTCTGCGTTTGCGCCAGCGGAGATACAGGTACGACCTTAACCTCAACACCGTTTACCTTTAGCGGCAAGTCAATCAAGCCCTGCTGATCCATGACGAACAATGCCCTGGTAACAATAGGAACCATCGTTTCAGTAATCAATCGGCCAAAGGCAGACCCAAGATTCGATGCAAGCTCTCTGGTCCTTTCTGCAATCTCAGTTGCCGACCTGGCGCTCATGTTATCTGGCGGCAGGGTATCGTCCATCATGATCTTCTTGATGTTCATGCGAAGATCGTTGACCACAATCTGACTCGTATTGAAGTCCCCAGCTCTGGGTAATGGCGACAATGAAGCGCCCTGTGGGCCACCGTTTCTTGCAACGGCAATCACCGCACCTGGCTGAATCTTAATGTTCTGTGGATTCAATACACCATCGTCTGCCGCAGTGTATACGCCAGCAATTGCTAGAGACGCATTCTTTAAAACCAGCTCCAGCGTTTTGTTCAGCGTTTTAATATCACTGATCGCAGTAACAAGTGGGCCTCTACCATATACCTCACCGGCAACCTTCAGGTATCTGGAAACAATAAATGGACTTGATCGCATCTCGCGATACACTAGCTCTTGCCTTTTGGTGGTCCACAAGACATGATAATGATATCGACCAGTTTCGTTATCGAAGATTACAGCATCAGTCAGATCCAGTTCTTTCTCTGGAGATCTGGTCATTGCCTCTTCAAGCTCAACGGTCATCTGAGCGTCCGGAAACTCCCGCATTATCGACTCAGCCTTTACTCGCAGCTTGCGATAAATATTAGAAACATTGCCGTGGCTACCTTCCTCAATAGCAACAAGATACTGTGGAATAGCAGTAAATCTAATCGGCGTGGCTTCATCGCCAGGCGTAATCATCATCACACCAGTACCGACTGCCATGTCCAGCAGGAACTCACCCATAGCCAGGTCAAAGTTGGACTGACGCAACGCGTCAAACATTCTGACGTTGTAGTTATCTAGGATGGTTTGGGCTTGCGCCGCTTGCTCTTGCGGGATTCCAGTACCAGCTTCGAGCCTGCACCACTGCTTGTATGGTGGAAATAAACCCGCCTGGAGGCGATTAGCGAATCGTTGCGTTGCATGAACCGCTGTCGAGTCAAAGACCCGCGACATTTTCGACTGTCCAGGAACTCTGCCCTCGTAATATCCATCGTACAAATTGCGCTGTGGTAGCGCGTACTCGTAACAATCCTCGTAAATGGATCGCCACAAATCTTTTCGAGCCTGGGCTTTTGCCTCTCGCTCCATCAAATCGTTTACGTTTAGTCTAGGCATCTCTTCTCGCCTTTAATCGTTTGCTCATTGCGGCAGCTTTGCTCTTGGCATCCGCTTTAGATGATGCGCCCCATGCTCGCAATGACAATAACAGCCTGGTGGGCCGTCCCTTTTCGTCACGCTCAGGTCCAGAGTTGCCAGCCATCCTTGCTAGAAAGCTGGCTCGTCTGGGATTATCACCAGATTTTACTGGCGGCTTTAGATCACCCCCTTGCTTTCGTTCAAAATGCTTCCTGCCAGCTTCGTTCAATCCGCCTTTAGGGTTCTGGTAGCGTTTAGCAACCATGTTATCGACCTATACGAACATTGGCAGTGCCGCTGGTGTATTCGCCGGTCTTGAAGCCAACACGGTATGCAACCGTTGGGCCTGGATCAAAGCCATATGTCTCAATGTTAGACGTGAAAGTATCCACATCACGCCAGGTCACACCAAGATCTAGGCTGCGCTGGGCGGTAATCGTGCCAACCCATGTTCCTTCAACCGAGAAGTTAAACGCATCGTCAGTATAAAGCCCATCACTGAAAGTATTGGCAGCGCTCAACGAAGCCTCAACCAGTCCAGTGTCTCTGCTCAAAATTGTCATTTGAATCTCCTAATATTTTAATAGCGTGCGGCGAGCCGGAGCTAAGGGGAAGAGGAGCGAGAGCGCCCCAGCCCACCGCACTTTAACCACCAGCGCCTAGCGTTGCTTTCCTTTGCTCTATCTGGCCTTGAACTCGGCTAGGCGATAGCAGCATACGCAAGCCACCAGTGCGCCGAGATCTCTTACGCGCTGAAATTTGCTCTTGCAGAGATTGCTCGGCAGCTTCGGCTCTCGCCTCGGCCCTTTCTTGGGCGGCAATCAGTTTTGGGTCAGGCTTAGGAGCCTTTGGTGTTTTAAATAACCCGCTCATTCGGTAATCCTCGTCATCAGATAATAGTCAGCCCCTTCAGGGCCAAAGTACCGCATCACCGATTCTACCTTAAAACCAAGTCTTTTGGCGAATTTATATGCTATCTCATTTTCGCATCTAACCGTAATCTGCAATCGCAATACATCGAACTCTGCGACAATACCATCAATAATATGCCTGGCACCACGCAACACCGCTATCGCATTCTTCTCAATGCCCTCGCCTGGGATCATCCACATCTCGAAATTGGTAGACCATAAAGGTCTTACGCCGAAGATGGCAGTAGGTCTACCTTGACAGATGAACGTCCAGGAGAACCCAGGCATCGCATTATCGATGACGTACTCGTAATAGTTCGGTATGTTTTCGACATACTCAACCTCAAACGGCTTTAGTTCGATAGAGTACACATGCTTAGGGTTGAACGGCACAAGTATCTGGTCGTTCGACATCCTAATGGTAGGCAGTTGCATCAT